GGCGTTTGATTGCACGCTTCTGGCGCATTCTCGCTGCGTCCTCCGTGCCCAGAGATAGATAGTTGGCTATCTCCTTGAAATCACACGACTCTGCGTGCCGTAAGAAGATTACCCTCCTGTCTTCTTTGGATAACTTCCAGTACGCGGAGTCGATTTCAAGTAACATAACTTGAATGTTTCCACCCTCCGCAGGTGCAGCAGGTCTGCCAATCTTACCAAGTTGTAACTTAGGTGCGATGTGAAAGTTACCCATCAGCACGGTTGGAAGTAATACTTCTACCAGTCCGGGTTCATAATAATACAAGTCGCCTATATCGTAACCGACACTCTTAGCTTTCCAACGCTGACAATAATCTAAAGCCTGATTCCTAAGGCTACGATAGATAAGGTTCTTTGCGTCTCTTTCCCCAAGAGATTTCCAATGCTCTAGTTTATTTGGATGTTCGGCAAACCACACATAAAGAGCCTGCTGTATATCTTCAAAATCACAGAGGGGAAACTTCTTGTGGTACTCATTAGCCACAGAGGTTACGATGTAATCCCATTCTTGTATCTGTTCCCAGTTCATGGCTTGTCGTTCTTCCACTTTCTTGTGCCAGTTAGTAAGTCTTCTACAGTAATTAGATAACCTTTAGATTTATTTGGTGGAATCTCGCAAGAGATTTCCCTCCCCAATTGTTCGACTGTTTTCTTTAAGATGTGTGTTGGTACGATAAAGGTAGATTGTTCAAGCACGAATGCCCAGTACGCAGCCTCAGTTACCGACAATCCTGACGGCTCCCATGCTTGAGACTTCTGATACCAACACTCAGTTTCAATGTAGATGTTGTTGGTAATCCACCACTTCCTGTCACGCTTTACTTCTACGGTGCGCCCACCTGTAAGCAACTCTTCAACAAGCTGCTCACCCTTGCGCCCATATCCAAAGTCAATGTCAAACGAGGAGTTCTTAGCCATTAGTCTAGTTCCTTCTTAATAACTTGAATAGTCGTACAGGGGTATCCATCGCCACAATGACCACACTCGTCTGGGTCATCATCGAATGGTTTATGTAAGTGCACAACAGCCAATAGTGCGTTGCTGTTTTCTGCGTGCCCTTTTACACCGCAATTGTTTTTCAGTCTGCGAAATCTCATTGGCTTCACTTATCCCACTTATCTCTCAGTACTAGTAGTGCTATGATGGCGTAGTTCGCCAAGTCCTTGAAAGAATCTTCTAGTGACTCGTACTCAGCCTTGCGCTGAGCATCAATCAGATTATTGATACGAGCAGTCTTGTCATGGATACGAACACGCAATCCATTGAGCGCGCCACCGGGTGCATCAGCAATATTCTTGGGCCCGTAGTCCTTGTGTTTCTTTAATAGAACAGACATGAGTTCATCGTATACAATCCTTACGTCGTCTTCGAATTGGGAGGAATAGGGTAAGCGTGCTTCTTTGTCAGTAGTGGTACGCTTAATGTCACCGTTAGGGTATCCTCTTCTGATTTGGTCTGCGTAACGTGATACCCCATCCCAACTAGGTGTTCTATAATCTGCCATATTTCTTCACTCTCCAGCCTTGAATAGTTTTCTGACTTCCCCATCGAAATCTTCCATTACACTTTCTACTATAATATCCTCAACAGTCTCACCAATAATCTCAGGGTTAGTTTCTGCTGTGAATAATGTTATGTATGCTGACTGTAGTATCTCTGATATATATTCTTTATCATCTCTGTTGTCAAAGAGTGCACGAAGTAGAGAACCAATCATCAACTTGTACCCACCCGGGAGTATCAACGCAGGGTCAAACTCTTGGTCATCCTCAAGCATGTGGTTAACTGCTTCAAAGGCATCATTGAACTTGAATCCACACTCAGGACAACTGGGTAGTTCACTCTTATTAAAATCAAACATTTAGTAGTCCTGCTTTCTGAAGTATTGCCGTCGCCCCGTTAGTCGTATAATATGAGTTAGCGTCTTCTCCGTCGGGGAATTGGACGACAGTAACCGGCAGTTCTCTGGCAAGACTATTAGCGAATTCCTTTCCTGGCTGGTCACCGTCTGCGAAGACAAAGACTCTTTCAAAATCGGCGAGGAGCCTCGTGTAATGTTTCTTCCAGCTATTAGCACCGGGAACACCAACACAAGGAATACCAACGCAGGAACTAAGAGTAAGAGTATCCAACTCACCTTCACATATACCAATGAAATCGCCAGCACGCTCGATATCAAGAACATTATACATCTTTGTATCGGCCCCAGTAAGGCCCATATATTTAGGCTCGACTGCAGGATTGAGCGAACGAAACCGTAAGTCAACAACGCCGGTCTTAGTAATGTACGGTATGCTAAGTCTGCCAGTATATATCTCATGTCCTACCTCAGCCTCGACGACTACGCCTAATCGCGCCAGCCGTGCTGTTTCGATTGGAATACCCCTGCTTTTTAGGTAAGCTTCTGCCTGATAAATGTTTTCCTGATACTTGGCTGTAGCCTTCTCCAGTAATTCTTTCTGCGAATTCTTTTGCATCTCTTACAGTAATCCCTTCTTGCTGAGCAATGATTTGCAAACTATTTCCTTGAACTCCGCATGCAAAGCAGATGAAGATGTTGCTGTCCAAGTTTGCGGTACCTGATTGGTGCGTATCACCGTGGAATGGACATCGCAGATTGACTTGCCCGTGTGTTCGTCCAAGCTTCGCACCGTAGTGGACAAGCACATCTCTAATACTTGGGAGGTCATTCATATCTCTCTCTCATCCATTGTTCTAAATCTTGTATTACCCATGACTTTTCTATGCCACGATTGCGTCGCTTGACTATGACGAAGGCTGGAGGTATGGTCGCCAATCCCCTAGCCTTCGCATAGTTCTTTGCCTCAACCTGCGCTTCGTCCCAAAAGGCAGGTAAGTCTAGCTTCTTTCTATTCTTCAACTCCATAATGTATGTCTTGCCCTGCAAGAATACATACAAGTCACCCTCGTCTTTGGCGCCAGCTTTAGTGAGGCGCTCTGCTACTGCTTCGTGTTCACGAAACCATCGCATTACGTCAGTCTCAAACTGTGCACCTTTACGACCGTTAGGGTTTGCCATTATGACGCGCTCTTATCCTTCATTAGTATTCTGATTGCCCAGTCAAGTCCATCCTGTATGCCTTGCGTATAGTCATCCTTGGCTGGTGGTTTAGCATCTTCAATCTTCTGTATGAATTTATGTATCTGCTTTGTCACTTCTGACATAGCTATCTCTTTAGCGTGAATCTCTAGGTAGTCGTCATCCATTATCCCAATTCCCTCTCAATAGGTCTGCCCCAATTTGCAAAATTATGTGGTCCTATTGATTCCCAGTAGGACTCTGCTGGAACTCCAATGTCATTGAAATAAAACTTATTGTCTTGTATAAAGTAAGAGTAGCCTTTATATAGACCTGGCTCGTTGTCTTCGCTCCAAATCTTACTGAATGGTGGCAACGCTGGGCGACCCAATGAATCATATCCAAAAAAAGTTTTATCAGTCATAAGATACCTTATATGTTCCATCATTACTTAATACATAAGTTGCCATTCTGTACGGGTTTAGTGGTTCTTCGGGATTATCACTTGGGATTTGATTAGCAACATCAAGTAACTCCTGAATGTTAGGAACATAAGGAAGTTTTATTACCATCGGTAATGTCTTGCCATCTAGGACTATAGGCTTCCCATCAAATACACCACCAACAAGTTCTGTATTTATTTTCATCCTAACTCCTTCTCAATAGCCTGAATAGTGGGGCAGGAATAAGCGACAGAAAGTTCAGACGAACAAGCAAGACAGGTATGACCATCTCTATCATTACTGACTATTGGCTTATGCAATTCCACTACTGCACGAAGGGCTTTGAGCACTGGCTCATCTGCCATACCATCTTGTGCTGTATGTTCTAATACTTCTAGTAATTCATCGTGTGTCATACATTCTCCGGTATGTCATCAACGAACATATACTCAGGGTTGAAAGCAATCCACGTCATTAGTCCTCCGCCAGCATCGGCTCGACCATAGCGATTCTTGACAGGCGCGACACCCATGCTTGTTCCAACAACACCGAGTGTGCATATAAGTGCAGGTAACTGTGCAACCTTACCCTGTATGGCACTACGTGGCTGACAGGGGGTACCAGCAACAGCCTCGCTAGTGTGATGTAGTACCAACACTGCAGCATTCGTAGCGCGAGCAAGATACTTTAACTCCTTCATGATAGCTCGCATTGAAGCGAACTCTTCGCCACCATCAGTGGCAACATCCATTAAGTTATCTACCACAATCAGTTGTGGTGGGCATCCCCATAGTTCTTCGAAGGCTTGTACTTCCTCGTCAATATCCTGTAGAGATGGTGCTGATTCGAATGACCAAACAATATGGCTGCCCTTGGCAAGCACTGCTCGTGTCCAACCTAAATCAGTATTAAGTAATTGTTCAACATCGCCCTGATTCTTACCGCTAATCATGGATGCTAAACGCATAGCCATAGTGTGTGCGTTAGTGTCTGCGCTAATGTATAGTGTGGGAACTTTCATCTTCAGCGCGAGAGCGAGGGCAAGTGTAGACTTACCTACTCCCGGGGCTGCTGCGAACATCGACACTTCACTCCGCCTGAGGACAATCTTGTTGGACTCAAACGCCTTGAAGCATGACGGTAACGGTTCCCCACCGATACTCGGACGACCAACGCTTCTGACAAGTGTACGCAATTCTTTTTCCTTTTGAATAGAAGCCGTAGCCAATCCATTATAAACTGACTACGGCTCATTTGATTTCCTAATTTAGTTGACTGGCTTGCACTGGTCAGGCGTTCCTTGTGGGGACGGACATGCCCAGAACGCATACGGCTTACCAGTATTCTTGCTCACTCCGCTACGCCAAATGCGAGCGCCGTGTTTACACGTGGGAGCGGCGGTACCTGACGCTTCCGAGACCGGGGTTGGCGGCGAGGAGACTGGAGGCGTGGTGTTTGTAGTGGAATTTGTAGTCGATAAAGGGGCTACATTGTACGCTGCTGCTAGCATCTTGTTTGTTGCAGCAATCTGCGTAGCGTAGTCACCTACACCTTCAAGCAGCACGCTGAGTTCATCTGCAGTATTAGCACGGATGTTAATCATGTCACCAGTGCCAGTCTTATACGAGACTTGCAGTTTCCATTCTTCGTTCATTTATTCTCTTTCTTCGAAGTAAACGGGCAGTGCTCCGTGAGTCCGCACCGATTACAGTTGTTTGTGTTTGGTAAGAATACACCAGCTTTGCGAGCTTTGTCAAAGTTTTCTACGAAGTATGTAATCATATCATCGCTGTACTTTGTCAGGTCAACCATGGTTCCAGTACCAGACTGACGAGCCATCCAGTAGTTACCATACTTGACATCAACATCGAATATTTTCTTCAGTCCTGCCTTGTAGAATCCAAGCTGAAGGCTTGAGTCGGGTGTGCGTTGTGAAGTCTTCAAGTCCACAACTACTAGTTCGCCATCAACCTCAAAGACTCGGTCGATAACCATCTTGACTGGAACGCCAGCAAACTCAGGTATGATACCTAGTTCAATCGCAGGAACGCCTTGAGGCGTTTTCCAAATCTTCCAATTCGTATTAGTCGTGCGCCAATCAATGTAACTTTGTACCCACTCGGGGCCTGCAACCTGCCAGAAGTCTGCGTCTTCTTTGTTAGGACGTTCCTTCGTAGCCCTGCCACCAACCCTAAGCGTTGATAGGTCGACGTCTTTCGTGTACTCATGCCATGCCTCATCCCATAATTGTTTACTCAACATGTTGTTTATCCCACTCTTCTGTCGCCTTGTGGAATGCTGAGCCACCTGCGGACCAGACTGCTGGCTGTTCAGGTATCTCGAGTAGTCGACCAAGGTAGTAGAGATATCCACAGTCAATGTATGTAGTCAGTGCTGAGTACGATACATGTCCGGGTATCTTATAGTCGTCAGTTAGATATACTCCCATGAATCCTTTCCAAAAAACTTGTATATATATTATATATATATTATAATTATATTTATATATATTATATAAGACCCCTACGGGGTCTATATATATTATTTATATTATATAATATATATATTATACCTGACAGAGGGGAAGCTGTCAAGTATTTATCTATCTATCGGAAACACAAAAGACCCCCCTTCCTAAGGTAATTACCCTAGGTTGGGGGGTTTCGTGTCTATAAACCGCCTTAGAAGGCGTTTAAAGGGCTACTGTGTAGCCTAGTCAAACTTGCGACCAAACTCTGCTTCTGCCTTATCAGCCCACTTGACGGCTGGGGCAGCTAGGCCACCGATGAGGATAGCATATTCTGGAGCCATGTCAGTTAGCAAGGCGATTCCCATGGTCACAGCCGATGCCAGCACGGCACGCAGGTAGGACTTGAATACAGCCTTGAACTCTTTGCTCTTTAACTTCTTTACAAGTTTTTTCATTTCTTGCCTTTCTTGTGGACTGGGCAGGTCTTGCATGTACAAGTTGCCTTCTTCACTCCTCTTCCAAACAATGAACCGATAATCGATTTCTCGGTATTGTACTTAGGTTGAGGTTTCTTATCAACAGCCTTCTTGACTGGCACAGTCTTTGGCTTTGGCTTCATCCAGCTAAACCAATCACTAGTGTCATTAGCGCTATCAGCGTTGATAGAAATATGAAGATGCTTAGTGTGAGGGTTGCCACCACTGTAAGGCCGATTGCCAGACTTAGCCTTGTCGCGTGACCAAATTTTTTTATTGAAGATAAGGTAGGAAACCCGCTTATCCTTTTTAAGATTCTCGAATATCTGGGCACAATCAACCCCATTCTTGGGGTCATGTGTCAAGTCAACAGCAAGACCCGTGTTGTGGTCGGAATTCGGATTTGCTTTCTGATGAGCCAGAGATGGCAATAATCCGTCGGATAGTTTCTTGCGCTTCGGCCACAGTGCTGTCGCTTGTTTGAGCACAGCAGTAGCCGCAGGACTCGCGGCCTTCGCTACAGGTTTCATTCATTTCCTCAAGACTTCCTTGACTAGGTCGGTGAGTAAATCTACTTTATTTTCTAACACATTGACTTTGTCTTTGATACTAGAGCCACCATTAGGTTTCAATTCTGATAGGTAGTGCTTAGTTAGGTGTTTAACACCCATAGACAATGCGGATACAAGTGTTACAATAGATACGGCCAGACCGGCCCAATCAGCAGGAGTCATTATACTGTCCTTATAGTTATCTCAATTATGCCACCGTATCCAGAGAAGCCTCTGTCTGGTGGCGTTGCACGGGTAAAGTTGATTTGCTCGATGACACACTGACGTGACTCGCCAGTTGTCAAGTCTTGCCAAGTTACAACGTCACCATCTTGTTCGATAGTTTCAAGTCTTTGTAGTCTACTAAGGGCTCTACCCTCGTATCCTACTAGCACGTTGTACTTGTCAGTCTCCACGTCAAAGCAATAGACGGGAAATCTAAGTGCCCTTTGTCTAGGCGTAGCAATGGTTGCTTTAGCTTGGTATCCCTTAAATATAGGACCCTTGGTATTGTCAGTTCCATCTCTATACAAGATGAACTTATAACCTAAATATTCTTGTGAAGTTGCTGGCTGGTTGGTTGTGACTTCTACTGGGGAAACAGTCGAGTCGTAAGATATCAAATCGTATTCTGTACCATCAGCAGTTACTGTTTCAAGAGTCATGGAGCCGTAGTCAAAGTTGCCACGACCAAGCAAACGTTTAAAGTTCTTCGGCTCTAGTGTATTGTATCTGATATAACCAGTTTGGATATATCCATTAGTTATGAGAGCACCGTCAGATTGAGAATAAACATACCCATTATTAGAAGATGCGTATGCGGTTGAATATGCTAATCTATCGGTTGTGCCTAAGAATGCACAAGCAGTTGTTCTATGTCCTGTGACACTGGAATAGTATAAGTCGTTGGCGTAGGCGAATCTAAGTCCACCTAAATCGTTGCCAAGATTGATACGAATTACGCCAGGGTTGCCAGCTACTCCAGTTGCACACCATAGATAGTTTTGCCTAGCAGCAAAATCATAGCACGGTTGAGTTGTTTCTACTATAAGAGGGCCATAAATAATTGAACCATTGTTATCTACAGTAGCAATACGGACGCCTTTATTAGTTCCGATTGCCATATACCCGAGGTAGTAAAAGATTCGATGGACTATCTCACCAACAGGAAGTTCTGCGGCAACCACTGCTGAGGTTAGTGATGGCATCGTTCCAGTGGAGCTCAATGTAAACTTCTGGATTGTTGATTGAATACCATTATATCCAGAAATATAAATTGCTGTACCTGAAGCTGTGATGCTGGTATACACATGGGTTGTTGCTGGATGTGTGTATATTGCAGTTGGCAACGAAGAAGCTGCTGTTGAGAATTCATACACGCCATTATTGGCGCACATAACAATACGTTCTTTTACAAACTCCATTACCGCATTGGTTACAGTAATACCATTAGCTGTAAACATAACAGTAGCAGAAGTAGATGAGTTACCTGTAAGTGGCTTTCTATTTACCTCTAACTTACCTGATGGACCAGTGTCATTTGTTACCCAATAGGCATCAGTGCCATCATCGCAAATAGCATAAACTCTATCATCAACGCCAGAGTTATAGTCAATAAAATGAGTGACAGTTCCTGCTGTATCAATCTTATCTACGTCATATTCGTCTAGTACAAGTACACCATTAGTATTATTCCATTGAATGCTACGCATATGCTGACTAGAACGACCATTGGCTGCAATGGGTCCAGTCATATTATGTCCTTGAGTGCTGGCATTAAGTAGTGTTACTTGCCCCTCTTCCCAAACATTAACACCCCTGCTATCCTTAAACTGGTATGTTCCCTCGCCGGAAATAAGAGCTGGGTCATAGAACTCGATGCCGGTACCATCATGGAATGACGACTGACTACGAATCCACCAACCAGTAAGGCTCTGCTCCCCTGGCTCAGTCTGATTATCAAACTGTTCCTTGCGGTAGGGAGCAGTCTGCCGAATATAAGGACGCTGGTCAGAGATTGCATATATGAATGGCATGCCTGCAAGGGCAACATCATAAGCTATATCTGTGTTCTGCCAAATAGATGTATCCGAAAGTACGCCTACGTCAAAGGCAACAGCCCGCGTTGCACGACCTTCGGTAATATCACGACCAGCCACTTATTCTCCTAGCCTTGTTGTTCTTTAAGTTTTTCTTTCAAATGTTCATTAGTCCAGTATAGTGCATAGTAATCATAGTCAAGACTGAATCTCTTCATATGTTTAACTATTGCACCAGTGTGAGCATGTAGTGGAATACCAGCAGCTTTCATTCGGCGGAAGAAAATAATATCTTCACCTATGAAATGGTCGTCATTGCCATCGCCAGTTTCCATAAACATACCCTTGTCCGGGTGTGCTGCTCTAAGTTTTGGTACGATAGACTTGTGCATTAAGACAAATCCAAAGCCAGCATTATCTACTTTGATAACTTCATCCTGTGGCAATGGATGTACATATTGAATCTGATACTCAGATACATCATTGAATAGCACGGGAAATGGGCGCATAAGACTGCCCTCATTTTCCTTAGAGATAAAGTAAACACCACTAACTACTGGCTTGTTAATCTTGTCAGCAGTCTGCCAGAGTTTCTTCATAGACTCTAAGTTCAGTACTATGTCTGAGTCAACCCAGAGTAACCAGTCAGTCTTAATTTTATCTGCCCAATGGTCAAAGAGTACTTGGCGTTGTCTGCCAATCTGATTGCCCTGAACTCGGATAGTGGTATGTATTGGCATACCATTCGGTGCTCCAGCCACTAGTGCTGTTGCTAACCCTTCAGTAAACTTGCCATCGGTGGTGCCGTTATCGCACCATCCAATAGCGACTGTATCGCTCTTGCCTATCATATGTCCCCTATCTATTATTTATTATTATACTATTGTATTAGCAATAGTTCAATATCTTCTTGAGTTAGTCCTAAACGATTCATCAAACTTTGTTTTTGCTGTAATATTCCTGTGTAATAGGCAATATTGGCTTGTATTTTTTCTTCTAAATTATCAACACCATTTTCGCTAGATACTACAAGAATACCATTCTCAGCATAAGCAATACAGTTATTGTCTTTTTCAAATTTAGCATTATCCCACTCAGTAGGAATTGGAACATAAGTTTGTTTCATTTATATTCTCCTATATCTTCTTTGCCCAGAAATTAGATTTTGTACCTACTTGAACAGTTGTCGTTGTGCCGCCAGAAACACATTGAACTTCAATATAGTCATTTGCGGCAAAATTATAAACTGTTGATACAGAACGGCAGTCTTCGCTACCATTACCTGCCCTGTGTTCTGCAATATTTGTAGTTCCATTAAGCAAGATACGAATACCCATAGATATATTTCCACCAGTAGCAATAGATGAACCTACTATATATTTGCCTGCTGTATTGAAGGTTATGCGACTGCTGTTTGATGTTGTGCTGTGCATTGAGTCGGTATCAAAATCTTCGGCATCAAAATTTATTGATGTATAAGTTGTAGTAAAAGATGTTCCAGTGGTTCCAGTATATGCTCGTACAGAAACATCTGTTGGACCCGATGCTGCTGCCCAGGAAGGCACACCAGAGGCAAGGGTAAGAATTTGTCCATCTGTACCCTTTGCTAATTTAGCAAGAGTGTTTGTAGCAGAAGCATAAAGAATATCTCCAGCAGCATATGTAGATTGTCCAGTACCACCCTTAGTTGCTACTAGTGTTCCTGTTACATCAGTGTTATCTAAACGAACAGTTAAAGTATTACTTGCTCCAGAAATTGTTTTATTGGTTAATGTTTCTGCGCCCGCTAAAGTTGCAAAATCACCATCCGTAAGTGCAGTGTTGAATTGTGCAATTGTACCGCTTACAGTATTGCTACCTAAAGCAATTGTCTTATTGGTTAAAGTGTCTGTCGTGGCACGACCAACTAAGGTGTCTGTTGCTGTTGGTAGGGTTACTGTTCCAGTATTGCTAATTGTGCTAATTACTGGTGATGTAAGCGTCTTGTTTGTCAAAGTTTCTGCACCAGCGAGAGTAGCAAAGTCTGCGTCAGTAAGAGCAGTATTGAACTGAGCGATGGTTCCAGAAACTGTATTGTTGCCAAGGGCAACAGTCTTATTGGTAAGGGTCTGGCTGCCAGTCAAAGTAGCCACAGTAGAATCAATCGCTACTGTTGGCGTAGTAGTTCCAGTTACGCTAATACCAGAACCTGCTGACACGCTAGTAACTGGAGCAGTACCATTAGATGCTGCGGTTAAACGTCCTTGGGCATCAACTGTTAATGAGGTATATGTATATGCTCCTGCAGTCACAGCAGTATTAGCAAGGTTTAGAGTTACATCACCAGATGTTCCGCCACCAGATAAACCAGTACCAGCAGTTACGCTAGTAATGTCTCCAGGCTGTGCTGCAATCCATTCAAGCCCTGTTGCGGTTGCCGAGTTTACGCTTAAAATATATCCATTTGTGGATGCTGATGCTAAACGAGAAACTGTATCGTTTGCAGTACCTACAATTAAATCACCCTTAGCGTCAATCGTGCTTAGTTGAACCGCTGATGTAACTGCTGCAGCAGCACTGGCTGCAGAAGTGGCAGCGCTATTAGCGCTAGTTAAAGCGCTAGAGGCTGATGTTGCTGCACTAGTTGCACTTGTCGCTGCAGCGGTTGCGCTAGCAGCAGCGCTAGTGGCAGAAGTAGCAGCAGCACTGGCTGAGTTAGTAGCAGACGTTGCGGAAGCAGCAGCGCTTGTTGCGCTAGTGGCTGCTGCAGATGCCGATGTAGCAGAAGCAGTAGCACTATTGGAAGCCGAAGTAGCCGATGTGGCTGCTGCTGCAGCCGAGTTAGAAGCAGTAGTAGCACTGGCTGTTGCGCTGGTAGCACTCGTTGCTGCTGCCGTGGCCGAAGCCGCTGCTGAGGTAGCAGAGGTGGCTGCTGCCGTGGCTGAAGTAGATGCACTGTTGGCGCTAGTTAGGGCATTAGAAGCGCTTGTAGCGGCGCTAGAGGCGCTTGTAGCGGCACTGGCAGCACTAGTGGCAGCCGATGCTGCTGAGGTTGCTGCAGCCGTTGCTGAGCCCAAGATGCTATCTACGTAATCCTTAGGGGTAGCAGAAGATGAAATCATACCTGCGCTAGATAGACCAGTTATGACTGGACTGCCCGAGATAGTTGGGCTAGTCAAAGTCTTGTTAGTCAGGGTCTGGGTAGCATCAACAATGACAACTGTACCTGTTGTATTAGGTAGGGTGATTGTATTGTCTTGAGTTGGGTCAACTACAGTTAGAGTAGTTTCATAAGCATCAGGTGTAGCACCTTCAAACACGATACTAGTCTCAACACCAGATGTTCCAGTAATTGTAGGATTAGAAATCGTAGGGCTTGTAAGAGTCTTATTAGTTAGGGTCTGTGTCTTAAGAGTTCCCACGACAACACCTTCACCAGAGCCAATACCATGGAGTGTATGCCCTGAGCCAGAACCGTCATTATAGTATGCGTCAGCTTCAGTGTGGAGGTTGGCGTCACGGAAATCACGGCCGATGGCCATATGGCGCACTACTGCACCAGCGCTATGGTCTTGCGCTGTAGAGCCGTCTACTGCACGGGTGATTGTAAAGGTGTTAGTTGATACCGCAGTCGCATCTACAATTTCTTCGATAGCTGTATCTGGGTCTAGTACCAGAGTAAAGGTACGACCAGATGGGATTGTGACACCACCTAGAAGACCTGTTCCAGATACCACTGTCATAGACGTGGTGCCTGAGGTAATACCAGAAGTCAGTGTTGACTGCTGTGAGCGGGACGAGTATTGGCGTGTTGTCATCTATGTTCCTATCGGGTGTAGTGAACTCGTGTTGGATATTGAGCTTGTTGCGCTTTTACTTCCTCATTGAGGCGTTGAGTGTATAGCGCAAATAGTTGTCGTGCTGCAGAGTTAGCTGAACCAAAGGCACGGCGAGCATCAATCTCATCAGCTTGTGGGCTAACCTGAGAGGCTCTAGCTGGGTCTAGGTAAGCAAGTAGTCTATATGCAGCACCAAGGACAATTACATCTTTTGATGATTCAGGTAGTCCTGTTACTGTAGTGAATACATCTGAATTACTAGTCAATGTTGCTGGACGTGTAGTATACATCACCTTTACAGTTCTTCCTGGGGTAATGTAGTCACCGATAGTGACAGTCTGGCTTCCACTTCCCCATACTGCAACATCTGCAAATGGGTCAAAGTCCCAGCGACGGACACGAATCCATTCTTTGGATGGTCCGATATCCTGCCACATCATTGTAAGTATATTCTCGATGTCAAGGTTTTCAAATTCATAAGTTGTAACAGCAGAATTAAATGTGAATGTTGTCTGCTTGATAGAAAGCAATGAGCCACCAACTGCTCGGATTGTATCATTGATAGCATTCTTGACCGAGTTTCTTGGGAAGATTGGAGACACTGTAACCTTGGCATCGACCGCATGTGTCGCTGCTGTAGTGCCGAGGTATCCTCGTCCATAAGGAGCAATCGTTGCTGTGTTAGCAATACGGTCAAATGAGTCTACCCACATAAGCTCATCGTCTACTTCAATGATTCCCTTACCGACGTTATCGGTTGAGCCAAGGCTTAGAATCGTAGGAGATGAACTAGGAGAAGTTGTTGTGGTGACAGCAGCAGATAGGTATGTGCTTCTATCTTGCTGGTAGGTATAACCAGAGAGGTTAATCAAAACCTCATCTACCATGTTTGAGAAAGTAGTTGTCACAGGTTAATGCTCCTTAGGGCGTCAGTTGGGGAAAGATTAGTCGTTCCTGCAAGTTCATTGCAGATTCCACCAAGAGCCTTATAGTCATTAGGCTGGCGGTTAGCATCTGCCTTCTTATTGAGGGCAGCAATCATGGCAAGCCCAGTAGTACCTGCATACACATTAGCAGCCTGAGTAGGAGCTAAGTAATTTGGAATGGTTGGATATGTGCCACCATTAGCCAAGCGATTAAGCTCGCTGGTAAATGAACTACCTGCTGTGCCTGTTGCCATTATCTATACCTCGAAGTTTTCTTTGCTATTGATTTAGGTTGCTTAGAGAACTGCTTGCCTTTGCGTAAGTCTTCACGCTTCTTGGCTGATGTCTTAGCGTATTCAGAAGCAGAGAGAGACTCTCTTGCTTTCTTTGGCAGATAACGTTCACCAGTAGCTTCCTTGCCCTGAGTGCTTGGCTTTCCAGACTTAGTTCCCCATTTTTCTTTAGTCCATTTAGACAAAGACTTTTGTTTGCTAGTCTTGGCACCAGTGTATCCACCGCCTGCCTTCTTGTATTCTTGTGCTACAATCTGAGCTTTACGAGCAGACCATTGTCCAGCTTTGCCACCTTTTGTGCCAGCCATGACTCGGTCTTTGATGCGCTCTCTGAGTTCAGGTTTGGTGTATGCCATTATTTTTTCTTTGCTTTCTTTTTTCTACTGACAAGAATCTTGCCATTCTTTTCAGCAACTTTCATACCAGCAGATTCAGTCTGTCGTTTTAATTGAGCATACTTTTGTGCTGCAGTTAATTTCTTCACCACTTCACCTTGTCAGCCCAGTAAGCAGCAGACATCTTTCCTTTGGCAATGTTCTTTGAGTGGCGTGCCTTAAATGACGCACGTTTCTTTTTCATACGGTCAGACTCTCCAGCCTTAGGAGCACCAGCAGTCTTAGCGCCTTGCTCACCGAAACGGATAGTCTTTACTTTGTCCCCTTCTTTAGCCACAACAATATGTGACTTCTTAGGGTGATTGGGAGTACGCTTTGGCTTATTGAAGCCAGAGACACCTGCACGAGCTAGGCGTGGGTCACGCTTTCTGCTTTCCATATTCACCATACTTTCCTAGTACTGCTTTGATTCTGCCATCTTTTCTAAGCCGCACCACATAGCCATCTTTAATTTGGATTGGATTGAACTTACGATGCGGCTTATATTTTCCTGACGACATTACTTTTTTTTCTTCTTTGCCATACCTGCTTGAGATAGGGCGATAGCAACTGCTTGCTTCTTGGACTTTACTTTCTTGGATGACTTGCCAATGTTGAGTTCGCCCTTCTTGAACTCACGCATTACTTTAGAGATTTTCTTTTGCTTGGCAGTCTTCTTCATCGTCTGCGCCCCTTATCATCGTAACGACGACCTTGGATGACGGCCATGGCGAGTTGGACAAGTTCTTTATCTTGCTGCTTACGAGCTTTGCTAGCAGCAGTGTCAGTTCCAGGACCAACAGCAGAGCTGAGGTCTGATGCTTTTTTGTATGCACGGCCAAAGTCTCCTGCTTCTTTTCCGATGTTACCAAGGTATCCTTGAATTCGAGCCAACGGCCCAACTCGTGTATTGCCTGCCATTTACTTGCCCTTCTTCTTAGTCATGCCACGGACCTTCTTGAGATTCGGATTGGCTTTGACTGCCTTCTTGCTTGCTTTGCGAGCACCAGCCGCAAGGATTGCTCCAGCACGTTCCATGCCAATCCCTTGTTTCTTGGCGATTGACTTCTGTGCTGCTTTGAAGCCCATGCCTTTTTTCACGGCCGACTTCTTCACTTCTTCTTACCAGCTTTCTTTGCAACCTTCTTCATGCCCTTCTTCATTTCCATTTTCTTTTCAGACTTTGATTCCATCTTTTCAGCCATAGCATAAGCCTTTGCCATCTTCTTGCCCTTAGCTGTATATGGGAACTTCTTTCCGTTTACCTTTGGCATTTCTATACTCCTAGTTCTTTCATTACCGCTGCTGATTTATTATTGATTGATTTAGCTGGTGGCATTTTGTTGCCGTCATAAGGACGACCCATAATCTCACTAGCCTTTACTGCCTCTTGAATCTTCTTCATAGAAGTTCCATTCGGCTGAATGCCCTGGGCTCTCGCCTCTTTGTAGGCATCCAATTCTTTGTTAAATGCTTTATTCGGCATATTGCGCCGACTGTCAGCATCTCCTGCATTCATCTGGATGGACAATCCCTTGCACCCAAAGCATCCGTCCACTGGCTCAGGGTGATGTTCCCAATGTTTCATAGCGCTGTAAAGTTAGCCTCCGTCACTCCAACATTGCCAGCAATCAACGATGCCTTGGTAGCATCGTTTACTGTATGGTTATACCCACCCTGATATACTACAGGGTAGCTATTTAAATCTTCTTCTACAGAGTAACGAACCTGTTTCCACTGTCCGTTAGTTCCCATTACTATTGTAATGCCTCTGTCAATTTTATAGAAGTAAAACAGACGATGTTCACCTGCTGGGCCCTCTTCGACAGTAGGTGTCTTGAATAGCCAGTTAGTCATAAGTCCTCCTAGTGAACTCACCATCAGGCAGGATTGCTCCTGCCCGACAGTCAATCAACTACTTAGCAGCGATTGAAGAACCAGTTTCGATGCGATACAACGCTTCTTCACGGTAGCGAGCGAAGCCGAGTACGCCGTACCAGCCCATTGGGCGGAAGCGCATCAACTTGTCGGTTACGTTACCGATAACGATGTGTGGTTCTTCTGCAACAGCTTCAGCAAGTGCTTGCTGTCCGCAGAGGAGTGTATCGAATACGCGGGTTACTGGAGTTACAGTTACAGTTGTTGTAGCGGTAACAGCAGCGGTGTTTGCAACGCTTACAGTGATTGTCGTGGTATCGCCAGATGTGGTGATAGCAGAAATCTTTGCTGTTGAAGCAATGCCAGTTCCAGCAATCTTGTCGCCAACTTCTGCACGCTGTGCGATAACAGAGCTTGAAGCAACACCGAAGGTGAAGCCAGCTGAGGTACCTGCAACAGTTACAGCAGTTGTAGCGAGAGCAGTCTGGTCTGCACCATCCTTAGCAGATGGCATACGTGAAGACTCAACGAAGAACGCGCCTTCGTAATCTCCGATTTCGCCAGCCCAGATGTTATCAACAGCTGGAGCTGATTGTGCATGGACGAAGTTCCAGCCGAGGTTTCCTGACTCTGCACGGAGGTCATGTGAAACTTCTGGGTGGATACCGCACCAGTAGTAAGAGCCACGGCGAGCCTTGGCCTTGTTAGCACGGAGCTTAGCAACAGCCTTACGGATGTCTGCTGAGTCGATTGTGTCAGATGCGGTGATGGTTGCTGTAGAAGTACGAGCACCACCGTAAAGAACATTTGTTCCGCCAACGAGGGTTGTTGCAACGACTGCGTCGATGGAGTCAGCGAGGTTGTATGCAATGATGTTTGCAATAGCTGGGTCTACATCTGCGAGTGAGAACAACTCAAGAGCGCGGGTTACGAGAACTGCATTGCCGTACTCATTGAGAGTAATGGTTACAGTTGTCGGTGTTGACAATGCAACTGCATCTGGGTCAACTGTCTCAGATAGAGTTGATGTCTTTTGGTCTAGGTCAACATAGCGTTGTAGAACAACAGTTGAACCAGGAATAGCTTGGCGAGCTGGACGCTTGTCCGCTACCGAACGAAGTAGGGGTTCGGAACGAAGAGCGAACTCGAGAAGACGGTCATACGCCTTCTGTACGAGACCAGCGCCGCCAACGGAACCACCGAGAGACGTGCTCGCGGTTGAGGTATATTGGTTTGACATTTGGTTTTAGTCTCCTTAGACTATGAACGGATTATTGTTGTGACTGGAGAATTGATAGCAACTCTTCAGCGGAGCTTGCTTGATTTAGACGTTGGTCCAAATCCAATCCTCTATCAGGTGTCACAGCACCTTGTGTCAGAACATCTTGCTGGCGTAGCCGTGCAAGGTCCTGTTGACTTACTGGTGCCTCTTCTTGCTGTACCTGCAATCCAAACAAGTCTGCGTTCTCATCGAGCCAGCGTGACACTGACTCCTCGTTAACGTCATCCAAATCTTTCATTGCAAGGCGTGCAGCCTTTTCGTTGACACCTTTCTTTGCTAGGACTTCTTTGACGAGTCGCTCACGCTGCGCCTTGGATAATGTCTCAAGTTGCTCAGTAAGTTCCTTAATTCTCTTCTCATCTGCACGCTTGGCTTTGCGTAACTTCTTTAACAAGTCACTGCCATCACCTACATATTGGTCAGTAGTATCTAGGTCGTCGTCTTCTTCATCCCAGTAGTTGTTGCTCATAGCAACGTTCCACCCTTCTATTCGTTGTTAGTCGCAAGCCTCAATTTCATTCGGGGTAATGGATTGGCTCTTGCTATCGGTCTAATACACTGGCGGGGCCGATGGGTCCGTCAGGATTCTAGAATTGTCCGCCTTGGGTCTGGGTTAAGGAAGTTCTTCCTAGTCCAGATTGACCTGAGAATGCGGCTATTTCTCTTTCAGTTAGTCTCTCACGTCTGCGTTGAGCTGATGCGAGTTGATTAAATGTTTCTTGTTCGGCTTGGGTTAGGTCATAGCCTTCCATAGTAGCACCATAAATTTGAGATAACTTCTCAGCTGTTGGAAGTATGCTAGCAATTTTTGCATAGCCCTTTTGAGCTTCTGCTTGGGTAACACCTTGAATAGCCAATCCTTGAGCAACCTGAGCACCAGGTTCAATTCCTTGGATTCTTGCTGCTGCACCAATCTCAGCTGTAGCAACCTTACGCTCCAAAGCTGGTAGTTGCTGCTTAGGGTCTAGTACATATCCAACTAAGTCTTGCTGAGTAATTCCATAATAGTCGCGCAGTGTACGAGCGATGGCTGGGTCAGCATTCTGTACTCGCTGCACTGCTAGTGAAAGACGGCTTGATAGTTCTGTTGGAGATACATCATTTTCAATAAACTGAGTAACATATTGGTCATTATCAAACTGACTAAGTCCGTAAGCTCTAAGTGCTTGGCGGTATCCATCTTCATTCTTGATGTATTCGCCAGGGCTAAGGGCGCGAAGCCCCTTGCTGATTCTAGCTTGGTTAGCAATGAATCTCTTCTGGTATGCTTCTGTATCTCTTAACTTCACAGCAAACTCAGATGGTGGTATATCTTGTTCAATGAATCCACGCAACGGGTCAACTAGAGAACCTAGTCCAAGTGCGCTCATTTCACTATAGAGTTCATCAAAAGCAGACTGTCTGCCAGCTCTCTCTCCAGCCTTAACATATGCTGTTTGTTGTTCTGCTGCAAGTTGCGCTCGCCTGTCAGCCATCAAAGCAGATTGATAGGTAGCAAACGCTTGTTGGTCAGTAAAGTCTAGCCCATCAATTGCAGTATAGGTTCTACCTGTTCCACTTGTACTGGTTGATGCCGTGTCTGATGGCCCATATACACCAGGAACTCCATTTACAAAATATGGTTGACCTTCAAGGCTGCTTGGGTCTGAAACTATTGGCGTCTGTATAGGATTCTTATCATAGTCTACTGGAATGATTACAGTATTGATAGTTCCATATCTTGGGTCATTTCCACCCATGGTCAGTCTTCGACCCTGCTCATCCACTGGAAAACCATTGATGAATAATTGGTCGCTTCGCGTCCCATAGGAAGTACGACCAGTAAAAGGAATATCGCCATCTAACCCAGTATTTCTTCCCTGAGATGGATTCCTAAAGGTATAAGCTCGCATACCCCATCTGCTGTCAAACTCTTGATAGTCTGAACTTCCACGAGGATTTGCTTGCTTAAATGCTATCTGAGCGGCACGTTGTGATGCTGGGACGTACTCAGATATTGTGGCTAATCCCTTATTCTCAGAGTATTGTCCCTGGTCAATCCTAGCTTCAAATTTACCAGAAGGTGGAATGTTTTCGCCAGTATATGTTTCATCAAGTCTCTGCTTAAGACTTATTTCCTTACCTGAAGAAAGTTTAAGGGTAACATTAAAAGGTGTAATACCAAACTGGTCTGTTGCTTCACGTGTTATCTTAAATGATTCAACATCTTCGAAGTTCCAGTCACCAAAAGCTGACTTGAGATATCCACCAAATTTATCTCCCATTGGGAGAAATTTGCCAGTGGCAGCCTCTAATTCTTTAGGACTAAAATAAGCCATTACATCAACCCCATATCAGTCTTGACTTGGTATATAGCATTATAAACAGATTCACGAGCCTGGTTAGTATATTGCCATCTAGCATCTTTGCGTAGTTCACGCTCGAACTGCCATAGAGGCATAACCTCTGGCTTGCCATTAACAGTATATTGCAAAGCTTTACGTAGTAATGGGTCTGTCCAGTCGATAGAGTCAGCATCTACTTCTAAGATATTAGCATAAGAACTCTTGTATGCAGAACCTATTGAATCAATTGAGGCTCCATTAAGGATTTGCTCCTGGTACATTGGGAATGCGCTAGCAGAGTCCTGGCGAATCTTGGCTTGGATATCAGCTACAGTTGTTGAGCCATCAAATATCTGCTCTGACCAAGTCTGATAATCTTTGTCACCATACTTGATACCAAAGGCCATAGCATAACTGCGTAGGTCAGCCATCGAGCCACCGATTGAACCACCAATTGCCTTGCCCTTATTAAAAGCAAGAACCTTGATATCAATCTGATTGTCTGTGTCCGCAGCAAGATAGGCTGCCTCAAATAGTTCTTTTACCTTTGGGTCGTTAGGGTCTAGCTTAATTCCCTCGCGGGTAAGGCGTCGAATCTGCTCATCAAGAAAGCGAGCAAATTCAATCTGGTATACACCATAACGACTTAGCTTATTCTTTAATCTGCTATCAGAAGTTGGAAGTGTGTTCTTGTAATAATCGCTGGCCTGGAATGCTAGCTTTGCTCCAGCAATATCATTCTGTAGAAGGAGAGCCCAAGCTTCTTTTAACTTAAGGTCATTGGGGAACTTATCCAAGAATTGCTTTAAGAAACCAAACGCTTGACCAGCAACAAGTGCCTCAGCTTCTGAGAATGGTTTTGTAGTAGATGCCGTAGTTGTTGTGGCTGTGCTAACTGGACGTCCGTTAGGGTATTTCTGGTAAAAGTTATCTAGTGCTGTGGTTCGACCTGAACCAGGAGCCATAGCTCGAATCTTGGCAAGCTCTTCATCGTATGCTATTTGCTCAGGGGTAGCTGCCACCGTAGTAGCTGCAGTAGCAGTAGTAGTGGTAGTAGTAGTGGTCGATGGCTTGCCACCACCTGGGCGACCAGTAGGATACTTCTGATAGAACTTATCTAGTGCATTAGTTCTACCCGAGCCAAAGGGCATAGCCCTAATCTTTGCAAGTTCTTCGTCATAAGCAATTTGCTCTGGAGTGTCTGCCACTTGCTAGCTCCTCATCCATGAAGTAATATAATCTACAGCCTCAAGGCTTTTAGCCTCTAGGAAATCTTGATTACCTTCGTTATAGTATTTCTTAATTATAGAATCAATCATCTCATTAGATACGCCACCAGTTTGCTTAACTGTCTTCTTTCCAGTCTTAGCGTCGGTTGTTGTAGTGGTGGTCGTTCCCTTGGCATACAGAGCCTTGACATCATTTATGATATTCTGGAATACAGCTTCTGCCTCTTTTGGCTCTTTCATAATAATCGGCATGATGCGAGCTTTGAGTTTTTCCATGAGCTCGGAATCCTTAGGCATATCAATATATGTCGTGATATCTGGACCAGTCTTTGCTCCTGGCGTGCGTAGCTTTTGAGCCATCATATCTACGATATCCATTGGAGTAAACTTAGGACCCTTACCAGCAGCGTATAGTTCTGCTGCCTTGTTTACCGCTGATTGCCATAAGGCAAAAGCATCAAGCTGTGTTGCGTTCTTCTGTCCAGCAGCAATGAGCGTATTCAAGATTTTCTTCTGTACTATTGTATCTTGCCAGAAAGAATTTGTTACCTCATTAGTAAGGGCGATATTATCTATCTTAGTGGTATAGGTTCCACCAGTTGGGCTTGTCGTTGTGCCCTTCTTTTGGCCTTGATAGACTAGAATACCTGCGCCAGCTCCGCCTAGTTTGAATACCTCAGGGGAGGCATTTGGTATAATGTTTCGGATTTCATTCCAAAGTTTGTCATCAACTGCGGTTGGCAAAGATTCTTTAGCAGCTTGAGCTGCATCATCTTGCTTTTGCTTAGGAGTCTTTTCTTTTTCTGCTGACTTGCCCTTTAGTTCAATTAATTTTTTTCTAGCATCATCTAGTGCCTTGGCATATTGTTTCTGAGCGTCAGTCTTACCCTTTAGTTTATTTGCCTTAGCATAGTCATTTGCGGAGGCTAGCAAAGCTGTGAAACGCTTGATGTCTGACTCTGCTTGAGTTATCTGTTCTTTTAGTGTCGCCATGTCACATTCCGCTATCTAGGTATTTGTCGAATATCATGTCTCTGGATAAATATCTTTCGTATATGTCAGCAAACTCTACGTCGCCCCTCTTGAGCTGGCTAACATAGAAATCAAACATTAACCTCAAGTCTCTATTAGCTTTAGCGTCGATACTACTGACACTTCTAGCCATAAGCTTAAGTGCAAATTCATCACGAATCTTTAGATATAGAGCTACAGATTTCCACGTAGGGTCATCTGCATTATCGTTCATGAACTGTTCGTTAGCTACAATGCGTCGTAAACCAACAACTGTCTTAGCCGTCTTTAGACCATCAACATCTTTGTAGTCCTGATACCAAGCAGAAGGAACTCCTGTGGATTGCCCTGTTGCTGGGTCAATCTCAGATGCAAGGGCATCTATTACGGTTGACTTCATAGCCTTCAAGTCTTGGGCACCGTCTTGTTCATAAGACGTTAGTCCACGTCTTTGCAACTCTAAATCTAGAAGAGCAGTTACCTTGCGATACTTAGCCCAACCTTCGCGGGCTTGATTGGCTCTTGCTGCCTCCATTGGAGTCTGCTTACCACGGAACTTCTCTGGAGTACCAGGAGATATCGATGTCTCTGATTGCCACCAGTAAGCTGTTGGGTTGTACTTAGCAGCATTACTGCCACGGGTAACTAGCCCAATAAGAGTCTGGTCATAGTTGTTTAACTCAGCAACTAGCCCGCTGTATCTCTTAGCATTCTGCACATCGTTCATTGTGGCACGTGAGCCAGTAGGGTTCTTAGATAGTGTAGTTGCGAACGAGAAGTATTCTGGGAAATCTTCTAAGAACTTGGAATCTGCTTGCAATCCATACTGGTCTGAATACTGACGCCACTTATCCATATAGAAGCGATATGGACTATCGAATTGTGGAGCAAATGGAAGTAGTAGAGATGCTGCAGTACGCATGTTGTAGTATGCGTTTACCTTATTGACAATCTCTTTCTCAGAAAGATATGGACGCATCTCTTCACGAGCCTTTTGTTGCTCGGTAAGCCAGATTAGCTGGAACATCTTAGCATAGTCCGAGCTATTCTGTCCCTCTATCTTCTCCCACTGGCGACGGAACCATGTTGGAGCAAACTGTTTAATGGAAGCATCTGGCCCAAATGGGAATGCAAATCCAATAACCTCAGCTAGCTCCGGTTTTAGTTTCATTACCTGAGCCACAGGGATAGCACGCAGCGGGCCTAGGTTAACTCCAAATGGATTGCCTTGGAATGCTACATCTAGGCTTCGCTTACTGATTCCTACCTGGTCTAGTGAAGAAAGCCCCTCACCAATGATTGGAAGCTTCTTGAATACTGTTGGAACCTGAAGCCACATTGTATCATCAGGATTATACTCCTGCATTGGTGGTACTGGTTCACCATTCTCATCAGTAACAAGACCCATGCGGTTAGGGGCATTCCAAAGTACAGATGCACGATAAGCAATCTGAGGCTTATCTCCTACAATCTTGAACCATGTCTTGATTGCATTCTCCTGAGCGGAGAAGAACGGCATAAAGAATCTTAAGAAGTGTGCAGCATTAGTGCGTCGTTCGATATTATAAAGGGTTGCCTTGACACCTTTAAGGGCATCAGCACGGGCTGCCTTCTCTAATCCAAACTGTATTTCGTCAAACTCTTCGCGGGTTAGGGTGCGGCCCTTGAGTTTCTCATTCAATCCAATACGACGTGTAATGCTCTTGCGGTACAAGTCAATGAACAATGGGTGACGAGCCCAAGCATCTTCAGGCATTGTGGCTAACCACTTGAATGACTGGTTGATTATACGACGAGAGATGCCCACACTCTTAAGGTTAAGGTTCTCATCAATCAAATGCCCATGTACAACTGGTAGTGCGTCTGGGTCTTTTACAGCATCTCGCAAAAAGCTTTCTGTTACCTTTGCACCCTTGCCAGCGGGTCCGCCAAATAATAGTTCCTCACGGATTCCATACCCATCTGGGATATAGTTATCAACGAAACCTTTAACTGTGTTTACATACTCAAGTGTATCAGTGCGTGCAAGGTTTAGTCGGGCACGAAGACCAGCTTCGCCCTCTAACCACTTAGCTACATCTTCGATTCTTTCACCAGCGATTAACCTACGAACAGTTGCTGAGTTCATGAAATCTTCATTGATTGCTTTGACCCATGCTTGATAATACTGTGGGTCTGTAGGGCGTACAGCACCACGGCTCTTTGACATAATGCGTGGGCCGTATAGTGCTGAGTAATCCTGTAGCAATGAGCGGAAAGATGAGTCAGATGAGGACAACTCCCTAAACAATTCTCCATTAGGTCCGCCAAAGGAGTCATTGACTGTGTAGGTTACGCCATCTGCGCCTTTGATAATGCTTGCAATATCAAGAGCACCCTCGCCAACCCTAGTCTTCTTTGCAGCTATAGCTGCTTTCTCGAGCTCTGAGAGGGCTTTATTCTGGCTATTGTATACGACTAGTTTAGTCTTTAGCTCCTGTGTTAGGGCTACAATCTTGCCAGTAATATCTGCATTTTCTGGGTCAAGTGCTAGTTTCTCATCTAGCATCTTAAGCGCTTTCTCGCGCTCAGTGATTTCCTTACCCAATGTACGTAGGTTCTTGCGAACCGCATCTGGGTTAGGGCGTTCTACAAGATTGAACCTATCAACAAGGCGTGACTTCTTAGCATAGTCTGAGGCATTGGTCATTAGGTTACGACTTCCAGCACCTAGATGGCGTAGGGAAGTCATTGCTCCAACGGTTGCCCAGATACGAAGTTGTGAATCAACTGCATTTCGGATAGGATAACCTAGACGAAGCAGGACTGAAGCTTTCCATAAATCAGACACCGTCTCTTGAATGTCTGTTGCTCTTCCCTTTAGCGCAATAAGCAGGTTCTTATTCGCTCCAAGTACTCTATCAATCTCATCAAAGTTTGCGATAGGTAGGAAGTTAGCTGTTTGGGACTCAAGTAATGGGACACGAATCATGCGATTCTCGATAGCATCCCAGAGGAATCCTTCTTCTCTGGCTTCTTTAAGCTTGCCTGAGCGAATGGATACGTGAGCATTGAATAAATCTTCTGCTGTATCCAAATCAATACCATACTTACCAGCAATTCTGCGGTATCCGGTATTCTCTAGTTCATTTACGATTACCCCACGTGCCTCAGGGCTTGCAGCAGCAGCATATCGTGTGATGTACTGAGCAGCCTCAGCATCTCTTAGTAGCTTCTTGCTACGAAGTCTATCTACGGTGGCGGTAATCTCACGAATGGATTCACCATCATTGAGGTTAACCATGCCGCTTGGACGCTCACGCTGGTTCCATTGGACAACTGAGTACATTCTATGGAATGCAGTAGGTTGGTACATGGTAACATTAGCATCGCCAATAGTTCTATTGTAATATGGTATAGTACGACCTGTTGCTAAGAATTTTCCTGTTGCCGCAGCTCCGCGGCCAACACCGCGTGAGGCAGGCGCTTCTTCAGCAATACGCTGCAGTTGTCCGAAGTATTTATCGTGCTCGGCCCAGGCTCTGATATAGTCCCTGTCGGCAGCAATCTCTTCTGGGGTACGCATCAAGAAGTTAAACATACCTTCTTGCTGGCCTTCTATCATTGCCTGCTCTTCTTTGAGCAGAATCTTAAGTGATGACCTGTCTAACTCACCATTAGCGATACGTAGTGGTACGGCTAAGTCTGGGCGACGGAGTTCTTCTAGGCGCTTAATGCCTGAATCGTCACCAAGGATAGCTAGCATTGTATCTAAAGCTTCATCTTTGGTACGAGTTTGCCCCAATAGGTAAGCAACATCTGTCTCATTGTTGGTTGCTTTTACCCATGGGTGCGCTGCTGCCCATACAGCGTCATTGTTTGCAAAATCTTCAGCTAGTTTTGTGTACTCATTGACGATTTCGTCAGGAGATGCTTTGGCTTGACGAATCTTTTGGATTGCTTCCCACGCATCATCTACAGAGCGGACAGCTTTTACTGTTTTTCCTACAACCAATGTTGGGTCCAAGGTAAACTGCGCTATGGTATCAAGTCCACCAGAGATTGTTTTGCCAAAAAAGTTCTTTGAGAAGGCTTCTTTGCGTTGTTTCTCATCGTAAATATCAAAATCGCTGTCTAAAAACTGTGGAGTAATCTGGTCAGGTAGTATACTTGCTGGGGATAGAAGCAAAGATGCCGCTGATTGACCAATTGAAATTTCATTTCTTGCATTCCATGCGCGACGAAGACCGTCAGCGCTCCAGTCTTTCTGTGAACCATAGAGAAATGCTGCGCTTAGCGGCTCTCGTAGTACGTTCTGTGCAGTCTTATCGACAGCAGCAACGATTCCACCGAATGGACGCGCTACATTTTTTACAGTATCAATACCAGCTTGGCGTATAGTGTTGTAGAATCCATTGAATTCTTCTCTATCATTGAATGGGGCAGTTGCAACATCCCAAACAAACTTAGCACCAGTAATAGATACGGCTCCGAGCGCGACATCGCCAACCCAGTCTGCTGTACCTCTAGCTAGTTTACCTATACGATTCCAAATTGACATTTAGATAGCCCTCATCAATGTGTTGATGATTTGACGAGTGTCTTCAGAAGTATCATCACGCCCTGAAATGTAAGCCAAGATTGGGTAATATGCTTTAATGTTGTTGTCGAACTTAATGTCGCCCATTCCACCGCCAGGAAGAACTAAAGATTCTGGGCCAGGGGTCATCATTCCAGTTGGATTAGCCAAGGAACCAGTAGTAACATCTTCTTCTGGACGTTGAGTTGGTTCAGTAATTCCAACTAATGGGGCCATCTGACTTGGTGAAACTCGCATTGGAGGAGCTGCATTAGCAGCAGCAGGAGCAGTTGTTCTTACTCCGCGTCCTTGTTGAATCTGTTCTGTCAGCGCCTTAGTAGCCCCATATTCTCCTCCACCAGAAGGACGAAGTTGCATAGCCTTTTCAGCCTTCTTGCCACTCTGGCCATTACCACCCATAGGAGAGATTTTATTTGGGTTGTATTGTGAGCCACCGTTGGCTCCGCCTCTATTTTCCTGAGTTGCCATCTTCTTCCTCTTCTGGACTATATGAGTATTCTTCCGCTGATACTAGCATTCCTTTTGCTAGCCAAGGATTCATGTTGTCGCTGACGCTTGTCATGAGATAGCGAGTCCCTTCGAAATCTGACCACTCGCTGATGAGAATCCATCCCGTACATATCTGGTTCTCTGGGTCTTTCAGGTCTTGTGCACGAATCCTCATAGCCATATCTATGGCTTCTGTGAACTCGCTCACTTGTATTGCTCCTCAACATAGAATGGAGGTGAAGTATAAGCACTTAATTGTGCTGCTATCTCCATTGCTTTGAGTGGTTCTGCGCCAGCATGGAGAGCGCCAAGGGCATACGGCCCGCCCGAACCAATCGCATACAAGTTCTCATCGCTTTTTATGACGGTGAGTTCTTCATCGATGTCGAATAATTCTCCACCGACTGAGATAAGAAACTGGAATCTCATTCCATCCTTCTTATCTGCTTCTTCAAAATTGTAACCATTTTCCATCAAGCACTTACGTAAAGAAGGCATAGCCTTCGTTACTAAGTAGCGATAGACATCTTTTTTATCTTTAGCAGTGAATGCTGGTGGAACCCAGATATTCTGAGCTACGTCGCATGGCGCAACTTCGCCAGCTCCTGCTATTAGCAGTGCTCCGCGCTTTGCAATCTTACGCATAACTGGATGTGAATAGATTCTTCCATCCTCACCAGTTACTCTGCTATCTGCAATGACAACGCTCTTGTCGTCATACTCGATACCAATAATCGTTGTCATCGTCCCCTCCTAAATTATCGGCGTCGAATAGTTCGAACGCTTGCTGTAGGCTCTCCAGTTCCAGTGATGCCTGATAGTAAACTCATGATATCTGGTGGTCCGCCAGCTTCTGGTCCAGGAAGAATAGCGCCTCCTGCCGGAGCAGCGGGAGCAGGGGACGGTTGCTCAACCATTGGTGCGCCAGCAGGAGGAACCTGTTGTTGTGGGGCAGGGAAGATTTCTTCAATTGCATCTTCAATCGCCTGTCCCTTTTGGCGAGCCTTGATTACTTGTGCAATCTTAACGACGATTTGGCTAGGGTCTCCACCGCCAGCGGCAAGCTGAGGAATAGCCTGTGTGTATGCTTGGAGCGAAGCAAGTAACGCAGCACGCATATCTTCAATCTCAATCTTTTCAACTTCTTGGCTAACGTTAACGGTAAACGGTAGTTCACGCATAGCCATATCTTTAGAGATGAGTTTACCACCCAAAGCCTGGAGCATAAAGATAAGACCTTGAGCAGGATTAAGACCAGCAAGCATTCCATAGCGTACATCTGCAGAGTAATCACTCTTGATGTCTTTCTTAGGCGAGTATGTAATTTCATATGGAGCACCTGCATCTACGCCACGAATTGTCTTTTCGTTCGGGAAAATCTTCTCATCAATTTCAAAGCAAAGTTGGATTACATCACGGAGGGCGCTAGCAAAGATTGCCTGTGCAGATTTGACCTGGGTGTCGAACGCGCCCATGAGAGCCTGAACGCCCTGACCCGTGACAATAGATGCGTTGACATTTCCTGTACGTCCCTCAGGATAACGAGCGCCAACGCGTAGTTCCTGGTTTAATAGAGTCTGTTCTGTGAATGCGCCTTGTGGTAGTGTTAGTTCTACGCGGCGTACACCTGCTGGATTGCTGGTGCGGATAATAGCATCTCCACCAAGCTGTAGTTCCTGAACATCTTGTGGAAGTACGATTGGAGATTGTACCGACTTTTCTGCAGCTTCCATAGCAAGGAGTGCAAAGCGGTTGCGTAGCAACTGGATACCTAGGATATCATCAAACTGTCCACGTAGTTCACCATCGATAGATGGCTTGCGAGCTACAATAATCATCATCTTGCCGAGAGGATTCTTTACAGATGACAATACAAGATTGTTTTTGTCTGGTAAGTAGATTACCGATTGGTCTTTGTCATAGTAGCGAACCATCTCAATGAGAGAGTTCAAGTCTTGCTTGTAACCAAGTCCCCCAAGGAGCGAGCGCTCATACTCAGGGAATTGTGCTACAAGCTCGCCTAGAGTCATTTGATAACGCTTCGCAAATGCGATGCAACGACCATAACGGTCGAACTCTGGATAGGAACCTATTGGGTTTTCTAGGCGAATACGAGGTAGGTTTGCTTCTGTATCAAGTTCAACAATGAATGGAAGGAAGCCGTAAGTTAGGTACCAGTCCGCTCCCGAGTACATCTGAACGGATAGGTCAGAGTGAGCAAAATAATTGCTAGCAATGCGAGTACGCTTGTCAGCAAAACTGCGGGCCCTGTCAGACGTTTGGTTTGCTGCTGAGCAGTTGACTGCTGGCAGTGGTGCCATAACTTCCGATAGGTCTCTAGCAACAATGTCAATAAAATTCGCAACGACATTGGCATCTACTCCATCTGGGAAGAAGTCTGGGTATACACTGGCAATCTCACCCTTACGGACAGCAAGGACGTCTTGATTGCGTGCGTCCCTGTCTGAGTTACGAAAGCGCAGCGAGTCGACGCGTGCGGCAATCTGTTCAATAGATAACATTTAGTTCCTATCCGTATGTTTGTTGCCATTGTTCTGCAATAGCATCATCTAAGTTAATTGAGAATTTACGCTCTGTCTGAGCGCGTGTAGCCCATCTATTCTGCATCCATCTAGCTGACTGGGAATGTTGCTGCATCAACTCGCGGACGCGAATGATTGCAAACCAGAGAGCCATCACACAGTCACTAGGGTTTCTAGTCTCAGGCTTCCAGGTAATCAACTGCTGTACCAGTGCCTTGAGTCCTTCGCTACCTTCGTTGCTGGGTAGTTCTATTGAGTTGTTATCTTGATGTCTTCCATCTCTAAGGCTACCAAAAAGGCTTGCCATAGAAGCCACACCAAAGTTAGTATCCCACTTATTCTTACCAGTGAAGTGAGAGTTGAGCTGACACCCATACATCGAGAGCCAGTTACGCAAGTCGTCATCGAGTGCGTATGCTTTCTGGTGGGCATTGATTTCAATTCTTAGTTCTTGTGGCTTGTACTTCTGAACCCATTCTTCAATCAGGGCTCTAATCTTCATTGGTGTTGGGTCAGTCATATTGACAGCATCCAACACATAAATCATACTATCACTTCGGTTATAAGTCAAGACCACCGCTGCCGTGTTCCCCGTCATCGCAGGGTCAAGACCAATAACCGTATAAGCAGATTCTAAATGTTTCGGATGCCCCGGAGCACCTGGTTTAAGAGGGCCGCGCTTTCGCATACCGTTGACACATCCTGCAACTGCTGCTGGCGAAAAGATAGCGTCTTCGATGACGTCTTCTTGTTGATAGACCATTGCCCAGACAGAAGGCGCCACTTCGCTTCGTCTAGTGAAGAGAGAGGGGCCGTCCCACTTTGGGTAGAGTCCTTGTTCATTTGGTTCGTCTTTCTCGCCCTCAGGCCTATCTGTCCATGGCCATAGTGTTTTCCAGTTGCTGGGCTTTTCGTCAAATTCTAATACGGCTGGTTGAGCAAAGTATGTGAAGGGGCTCTTGCCACCAGTCCACTGTTGCCCATCCCGAATCATCTTGTATAAGTCTACGGGCGCAACACGGGTCCCTACGATAAGTAGTTTCCCGTGTCGGCCTAAGCGTGTGATGACTTCTTTTTGAAGCCATTCAATTTGCTTCTCCCACTCGTGGGCATTGGAGTTCATCACAACATCGTCTAGGATAATCAAGTCGGCACGAGCACCGTAAATCTGTGAGCCAAAGCCTAGGGCTTGTACCGTAGGGTCTTTCTCGCCAGAGTCTCGTCCGCTACCTAGGTAAATCATATCGGCGCTCCACGTTTGGGAGTCAGCCTTGTATCCACCGTTAGGGCCAAAGGCCGTCTGGAGCTTAATCCAGTTAGGGTGGGAAAGTCTTGTCTTGATGGCGCTGAGGAACTTACGTGCCATACCCTGAGTCTTGGAGACTACGATGATGCGTACATTCGGGTCAGTCGCCAGTCTATAGGTCACGTAGTTAATCGTGATGACTGTCGACTTAGCGTGCTCGGGGGGAACGTTAATCAGGACTCGGTTAGCCGCCCCTGGCTCGTATGTCATCGCCGGGTGGTACCAACGGGGCTCGCGCCCCTCAATCAAATCTACCCAGTCAAGGTGATGGTCAAAGAGCTTGGTATCTAGGAACTGCTCGCTGAACTCCTCGAAGCTGATGTCCTTGAGGTTCTTCAAGTCAGCCTTGACGCCCTTGCCCTCTAGGCGGGCCTCGTCGGCTCTCTGTTTAAAGTCAGCATCCTTCATCGTCCATTGACGGAAGGTAACCTCATTTCGGTTGACAGAGGCCATAGCCTGGGTAATGGTACTACCCTGACCTAGCATCAGTAGGACCTTCTCCTTGGCCTCAGCCATAGGGATGTCGACCTTACCTGGCTTTCGTCCCATAGCCTGTAACCTCCGTTAAATCACACTAATAACGCCCGTCAGAAAACGGGCAGAGCATCCCCATATATATTATATTATATAATTATATATATTATATATAAGCGAGCGAGCCATAGAGCGAAGCTCGCTCTTATATGGAATTATTATTACATATAAGATAACCTGTTCATTTCAGGAAACCGAACAGGTTTCCTTTATATATTTTTAGGGGGTATATATTTCTGGGCAAAAGCCCAGGTCAGATAGGTATAGGGGGGCTTATAACAGAAAATTTTAGGGTGAGACTATATCAGCCCAGCACCCCTGATTTAACAAGCATGGGGTCAATCTTAGAACTTCCTGAGTGTTTCCTGAGAGTATCCTGATAGTTACCTGAGCCCTATCGGGCTAAACCTTCCATTATACCATGACTTAGTAGGTTATGTCAAGCATTATAAATGTGATTTCCACCATAGTACAAATGTTCGATTACCGACTCTCTCCCCATGCCCTTAGCCCCTCAGCATATTCTCAGGAACTTCTCAGATAATTCTCAGAATACTATGTGAGCGACATCACACGATTTAATATCGGTCATGTCTAGTCTATCCTGCTATAATGCGGGAATGTCCGATTTGCCCCATTTTAGAATATGTGACCCAATTCACATTATTTGAGCGTGAGTCTGATTTGATTTAGGCTTGAACTTGTGAAATAATGCGCTTGTGATTAGGTAATCGAAAGATTATCAAGACACGCCGATTGAGTCTCAATTAGGGAATATCCCCAAAGTGTGATAGAATCGGGATTACAACTAAATAGAGAGATAGTCGCAATAGGTTTCGCAAGTCTCGACTAGTTACCTAGTAACAATAGGTCGCCTATGGGTAACACGACACAACCGACCGACACGCCGACTATCTCTCTCAAGTTGTGAAAGATTGAAAAGTGTGATAGACTTACCTAGTAAGTACGAGAGAAGGGAGAAGGGAAAGTGTCACGACCCTATCAAGGGTCGGGAAGTTGGGTAGCAGTACCGCCAACCATTAGGGCTAGTCGCCCGTGGGGAAAGCGCAACTACAATCTAACGGGCGCAAAATGCTCACCCGTTACGATAACCGACAAGCATGGCACTACGCGAGTCGTCGCGCCACTTGTTACAGGTCAAGTAGTACGCCTACACAAGCGCACCTATAAAGTCGCTATGGCAGGACAACGCAACCTAACGCCCGACTTGACAGAAGCACAAGAGACGGCTATACTCAACGCACTACACGCTAACGCGCAACCACGCGCCCAAGCGTTCAACGTACACGACAAGTGAGGACACATGGCACGCAGTATCGAGGAGATACTCGCCGACTATGAGCGACTCAACCGCGCTCATGAACGCGAGCAGAAGCGAGAAGTATTCGGACAACGGGTAATCCTAGCCCGACAAGATTGGAAGCCAGCGAGTAAGCAGACACGACTCGTGGGCATGAAGTTAGGATTATCCTAGAAGGATAGTCGCGCACCGATAGACGGCAAGGGTTCATGACCCTAGCGCGACACGCGGAAAGTATCCGCAGACTTGACAACATAGAAGGGATATGCTAGACTATGGACGAGTTCCTAAAGTTTAGCGTGGATAGTTGGGGGATTACATTCTCAAGCAATCCACTATATTTCAACCTATCATGGGGGTTGATTATCCTAGCCTTCGGCTTGGTAATCGCTCGCAAGATACTCAAGGCTAAGCGTGGCTAATGAGTCCCGATGATTTCATCATCACGCTAAGCGTGACAGATTTAGATTACCTACGCACCGCCCTACGCAACGAGTCGGCTAGACTCAGACAACAGGGCTTCGATGGGCTACGCGCCCACACCGATAATCTTAGAGATAATATTAGCAATCAGATGATAGACCAAGCACACACGAGAATTGACAAGCGCGTAAGCGCATGATATAATTGGGCAACAACAACACCTAAGGGGGGTGAGATAACATGCCTAATGATGATGAAGTAGAGTTGGTCGAGTGCGTATCATGCGCCACCGAGTCCAACCCTGACGACATGCTAGTCACTAACAATAGTGAGTATGTCTGTAACGATTGCGTTCAATCATGCCAGCGTTGCGATTGGGTTGGCACTACCGACGACTCATGGTACACAGTTGATGACGACTCGTGGTGCGAGGGTTGCTGGAGCGACCATTCGTGGCATTGTGTTCGTTGCGAATACACCTACGACGACGACAGAATAAGTTGGTACACAGTTCATGGTCAGGGTTGGCGCGAGGATTGGTGCGAACATTGTACGAGTGACAACGCCAATTACTGCGACAACTGCGACGAATACACAGCAGACGATAACGACGGGTGTGTACGTTGCGACGGCGGTGTGGTTCACGATTACAGTTACAAGCCTAACCCAATCTTTCATGGCACTAACGACAACAATCTATACATGGGGTTCGAGTTAGAAATGGAACTCAACAACACGACACGCTTCCGTGAAGCGGTAGACGGCGTATCAGAGTTAGAGTCTAACGAAGTCTGCTATCTCAAGCGAGACGGCAGTATCAACGGGCAAGGATTCGAGTTAGTCACGCACCCACATACACTCACAGCGTATGAACAAGCCAACGACTTATGGAATTATATCGAGAGACTACGCACCGAGTTCAATGCTCGCTCGTGGGATACCGATACATGTGGGCTACATGTCCATGTGTCACGCTCGGCGTTCAAGTCGGGCGCACATACTCATCGCTGGTTGTCGTTGATATACCGCAACCCTAAAGAGATGATGAAACTAGCGGGGCGCAAGAATTCGCGCTATGCTAAGTTCGATGATGTCTACAAGCCCGACGAGTGGGGTATCCCACGCTTCGACTTGCGTGACAAGATACACAATACCTATCGCACCGAGCGTTATGCTGCGGTCAATACGGGTAATGACTACACACTAGAGTTGCGCTTCTTCCGTGGCAATATGAAGCGCGAGGGTGTCATGACGGCACTCGAGTTGTGCCACGCTTCAGCAGAATACACACGCGACTTGTCCGTGTCCGATGTCAAGTTGGGCATGCTCAAGTGGGAGTGGTTCGCTGATTGGGTGTCCGCTAACAACGGCAGATACCCTAACCTATACCTACGCATGTCCAAAGTGCCTAGCGTATCACTTGATAACAGGCCACTAATCAACGCCTAAGGGGGGGTGTTCAATGTGTCTATTAGTTGTCTGTAAGCCTAACGCAATACCAAAGCGTGAGGAACTTACAGAAGGCGCGTGTGCTAATCCACACGGCTACGGGTTCGCCATGATTATTGACGGAAAGATATTCCGTTATCGTACCATGTCTGCTCGTAAGGCGGTAGGTAAGTTCATACACATGCGCCAACAATATCCTCAAGGCTATGCGATATGGCATGCTCGTTATGCTACGCATGGCGTAAAGAATGAAGATAACTGTCACCCATTCCAAGTGGGCGACGATGCTGATACTGTACTCGCACACAATGGTGTGCTAGATACTTTCATAGGGAAAGATGACAAGCGTAGCGATACGCGTATCTTCGCTGAGGATACACTACCTAAACTCGGTGGTGTTTGCGCTCTGGAAGATGAGAATCTGTACCGCATGATTGAAGGGTGGGCAAGCGGTTCCAAGATAGCCGTGCTTACTGTCAATCCTAAAGCAGAATACCAACTCTATCTTATCAACGAAAAGTTAGGGCATTGGGACGACAATGGTGTATGGTGGAGTAACTCAAGTTACAAACGTAGTACCTATACCACAACCACCTACTACAAAGCCGACTCACACCCCGTCGTTGATACTATCGCATACGACACCTTCGATGAAGAGCAAGCCTACTACAAGGAACTATCTGAGAAGTCAGACCAAGAGGGCTACATAATCATCGACCAATGTCCTATGTGCGAGGCACTTATTGACATAGATGTATCCGCAGAGTACTGCCAATACTGCGAGTCATGTGTGTCATGCTATTCTAACTACCAAGATTGTATGTGCTACACACCCAAGTCCGCTAAGTCTTACAGAGAGTTCGACTTTGACAACCAATGGGTAAGGGTGTATAATAAGTACCAAGATACACTAATCTAACCAACTAACGAAAGGTAAGCAAGTCCCATGACAAACGCAGTCCTAGCAGATATGTTAGACCACCTAGCATATCGTATCGATTCATTCAGTTCAATCGCTGACGAACTACGCTCACTTGTAACCGAGGTTGAGCAATCAGAGAACTACTACCCACGCGGTACAATTCTCAAGGCACTACCAACCCAAGCACGATTCAAGCCCAAGTCTATGTGGGTATCACTAGGCGACGGCACCTACCGCCACCTCAATGGCAAGAAGGGATTGGTCACAACTCATGACCGACTCGACGGATACACAAGCGTCATCTTCTCAGCCTAGTCAAGTAGCAATAGCAAAGGCACCAGCAGGTATGCTTGTTGGTGCCTATGCTGTACTAGTCTTTCCTAAAGACACTAGCGAGAGCGCAATATTCTACGGCCCATTCGATACCATCGACGATGCTACCAAGTGGGCTGAACTACTAACAGGTATCGTAACTATCCACCCAATCTGTACCCCTACCACGAATAGAGGATAACATGAAAGGCTCATGCTCGACACACCCCAACCCCGACATGTGGTTTCCCGAGACACAAGTCTCACAGGGTAGACCATCACGGGCAGCACACAGGCGCATGATTGACAACGCCGTAACCGCTATGGCGATATGTCAGGGATGTCCAGTTCGTGCCAAATGTCTAGAGTTAGGCATGGCTGAGGAAAATATCGAGCATGGTATATGGGGCGGTATGATGGCAGGTGATAGGATTATCCTTGCGAGAAGCCGTAGAACAGGTACGATTAGAGAGCAAGCAATCGCTTTCGCAGAGGGAGTAAGAGCATGGCAAACTATTGGATAAGGCTGTCTGTAATCATTACCCTTGTAATGGTATTCACAGTCGTCATCGTAGAACCACTCAAGCCACCTCATAAATATCCACAACAGAACACATGGACTAAAGAGGATAGCAAGGCTTACGCCTATGACAAACTCAGTTCATGGCGAGACAAACAGATGTCCTGCCTTAGTATGTTGTGGGGTAAGGAATCAGCATGGAACCCCGACGCATACAATAAAATAAAAGTCATGGGCAGAAATGCTGGCGGTATCCCACAACTACTAGGGCTTGACCCAAACACACCCCCTACCAAGCAAATCGACAGAGGGCTTGAGTATATCTTTTATAGATACCAAACCCCCTGTCGAGCTTGGGCTCACTTCAAGAAGAAGGGTTGGCACTAATGGGTAAATCCTATGGCTCTATCCGTGACCGACTAATGCTATGTTACTCTTGCGGTAAGCCTATCGTAGGTGATAATATGTACACAGTTCCTTCAACTAGGAAACTGAAAAAAGAAATATTCCATAACACGGCACGAGAGTGTGCCGATGCCCAACCACTACCAAAGGATTGGTACAGACAGAATGACAGAACCAAGACACATAACAGAGCTAAAGCCAGACTACAAGAAGGCGATGGACATACGGGGTACACCGACGACAGTCTGCCCGTGTGGCTCGGAGATATGGAGTTTGAAGACAATCTTTGACCAAGACGATGGCACTATTGCCCTGTACTTTACAGACATGGAGTGCGCTGATTGTGGTACACTAGCAACCGCACCGCAACCTGAGGGCTCAACGCTGGAGGGGTAATGCCAACATACGAATACAGATGTGGTAAGTGTGACTCACTTACTATACTTTCCCGCACCATAGACGAGCGAGACGAGCCAGTCTCGTGCGCCTGTGGCTTCGAGTCAACAAGAATATACAACGCCCCCGGTATTCAGTTCAAGGGTACTGGGTTCTATAAAACTGGAGGATAAATGATTACGCATGAATTGAACACAGAAGAAGTAAGTAATCTAATCAAGTCCCACCTCTGTGAAGACTTGGATATTACTAATGTCGAAGACTATACCGCTGTTCGCAGCGATGATGATAAGTTCTATGGTATGGTCAAGCTATTCCCAAATAGCAATATCGTGATTACCAAAGACGAGCATGACAAGATTACTATGGGCGCGTCGAGCGCGGACTATAGTTCGTTGTTCATAGCAGTCACACCTGAAGGTATCTTTCAATTCAATCTCTCACTGCTTCGACTAGAGTTCGAAGATTACACAGATGTAGAGGCTGGAGTTGATACCAAGGTGGCAGAGTTAGATGTATCCAATGGAGTCCAAATCCTTGAGTGGTACCCTGACTTTGCTAGCGAAGATGATTACATCGACGCACTCATGAGCAATGGTGATTCCATTGGCTACGATGAGAGTGATACTTGGTGATATGGAAATGGCTAGTCAAGTTCGCACCGCTAACCTTACTGGTGGTCTTCTTGCTAGCCATGACCATTCTAACCTATACTATTCTTGGTCTGGGGATTCTTCTGTCTCTTCTGTTTCCTTGGCATCCTTGAAGTCTTCATCATTGTACGGTTTATACCCGCCTAGCTTATTTACTAGGCGTTTGATTGCACGCTTATGGCGCATTCTCGCTGCGTCCTCCGTGCCCAGAGAT